TCGTCGCAAGGAGGTTGTAAATGGCGACTTCAGCCGGTGACATCATCAATGGTTCGCTGCGCCTGTTAGGTATGCTGGCCGAGGGCGAGACGCCTTCGGCTGAGACGTCGGCTGACGCTCTGTCAGCGATGAACCAGATGATCGAGTCGTGGAACACCGAACGGCTCTCGATCTTCTCGACCCAAGATCAAGTCTTCACATGGCCCGCGTCGGTCATCAGCCGCACGTTTGGGCCAACCGGCGATTTTGTGGGCAACCGCCCTATCCTAATTGACGATTCGACGTACTTCAGAGACGCCTCGACTGGCATCTCATACGGCATCAAGATCATCAATCAGCAGCAGTACGACGGCATTGCAGTCAAGACGGTCACCAGCACCTACCCACAGGTGTTGTGGATCAACATGTCGTACCCCGACATTGAAATGTACGTCTATCCAGTACCCACACGGGCGCTGGAGTGGCATTTTATTTCGGTGGAAGAACTGTCGCGTCCGGCGACGTTGGCCACTTCGCTAACGTTCCCGCCAGGTTATCTGCGGGCGTTCCGGTACAACTTGGCCGTCGAGCTGGCGCCTGAGTTTGGCGTCGAGCCGTCGCCTACGGTTGTGCGAATTGCGATGACGTCCAAGCGTAACCTGAAGCGCATCAACAATCCTGACGATCTGATGTCGATCCCGTACAGCATCGTCGGCACGCGTCAGCGGTTCAACATCTACGCCGGCAACTTCTAATGAAGACGCCTATCCTCGGCGCAGCTTACGTTGCCCGCAGCATCAACGCTGCGGACAACCGGCTGATTAATCTTTACGCCGAGGCGACGCCAGACGGCGGGAAAACGGCTGCGTACTTTTTGCGCTGCCCCGGCATCACAGATCTCAACGCAACGACCGGCATCTCGGCATCAGCCAACGTCAAAGTGCGCGGGCTGTGGGCGCTAGGCGATTACTTGTACGCGGTCATTGGTGCCAAGTTTTTCAAGATCGACTCGTCGTGGAACGCTACGCTGATCTCGTCCAGCATATCTGGCACGGGTCAAGCCAGCATGGTGGACAACGGTACGCAGATCTTCATTGCGACCAACCCGGACGGTTACATCTACAACACCAGCACCGGCGTCTTCGCGCAAATTGGCGACCCTGACTTTCCTGGTGCTGTGACGGTCGGCTACCTTGACGGCTACTTTGTCTTTAACGAACCCAACAGCCAGCGCATTTGGGTGACGGAGTTGTTTGATGGTTTGTCGATCAACCCGTTAGACTTTGCCAGCGCTGAAGGCTCGCCAGACAACGTGGTGTCGTTGATCGTTGACCACCGCGAGGTTTGGGTGTTTGGCACCAACTCGACCGAGGTTTGGTACGACGCTGGCCAGCCTGACTTTCCGCTTGCGCGCATCCAAGGCGCGTATAACGAAATTGGCTGCGCCGCACCATACTCCATAGCCAAGATGGACAACAATGTTTTTTGGCTGGGCGCTGACGCTCGCGGTCGCGGTATGGTTTACAAGGCGCAAGGCTATCAAGGCTTGCGCATTTCGACGCACGCCATTGAATACGCCATCCAAAGCTACGGTGATATATCAGATGCCGTGGCGTACACCTATCAGCAAGACGGTCATGCGTTCTATGTGCTGACGTTTCCGTCAGCTAACGTCACCTGGGTGTACGACGCCGCCACGCAAATGTGGCATCAGCGCGGCTACACCGATTCGCTAACTGGCGACATCAGCCGGCACCGGGGAAACTGCCAAGCAGCGTTTGCCAACAAGATCATCGTAGGCGACGGCGTGCATGGCCGAATTGGCTACTACGACTTTGATGCCTATCTTGAATTCAACGACTCGCAGCGCTGGTTGCGGTCATGGCGCGCGCTGCCAACGGGCGAGAACACGCTTAAGCGCACCGCGCATCACAGCTTGCAACTTGACTGCGAGTCGGGTTACGGCTCAGACACCGCCTACGATAGCTCGCCCTCGTCCAGCGATGACCTTGACCCGCAGGTAATGTTGCGTTGGTCGGATGACGGTGGCCACACATGGTCGAACGAGCATTGGCGCGGCACCGGCGCTATTGGCCAATACGGCCAACGGGTGCTGTGGCGTCGGCTTGGCATGACGACCAAGCTGCGCGACCGAGTGTATGAGGTCAGCGGGTCGGATGAAACCAAGATGGCCATCATGGGCGCTGAATTGATAGTGAGTGCGACCCGTGCCTGACTTAGCCGACATCACGCGCATCCCTGCGCCTCGCGTGCCGATTACTGACGGCCCGGACGGCGTTATGTCGCGCCCGTGGTATCGGTACTTTACCAACGTGTTTACGCTGTTGGGCGTGGGTCAAAACCCTGTCTCGCTGACTGACCTACAGCTCGCGCCTGTCGTTGAGACGCCGCATCTGCATCTGACGCGGTACGGCATGTTTTACGACACGACCACGCAGACGGCGGCTGCGGCCAACACCGCATACGGTATGACGGTGAACACCACGGCGTACTCGCAAGGTGTCACAATCGGCACGCCGACGTCGCGCATATACGTCGATCGGCCAGGCATGTACAACATCCAGTTCTCGGCGCAGCTTGACCGAACGGCGGCGACGGTTGGATTGATCTACATTTGGCTGCGCGTCAACGGCGTTGATGTAGCACATTCCGCTGGTCAGATTCGCATTCAAGGCAACAACGCTGAGACGTTGGCTGCGTGGAACTATCTTCAACAATTGAACGCTGGCGACTACTTTGAGATCATGTGGTCAGCTGATGACACCGCGTCACAGATTCTTGCAACAGGTGCCGTTGCGCCTGTGCCAGCTATTCCGTCTGTCATTATATCGGTGTCAGACAACATCTAAGGATTGATTATGGCCGAGCTTACCGCCAGCCCCGTCCTACAGTTCTTCGACAACAACGGCAATCCGTTGGTCGGCGGCAAACTGTATACCTACTTTGCCGGCACAACGTCCTCGCAAGTGACGTACTCGGACGCCAGCGGCTCGTCGGCCAACACCAATCCGATCATTTTAGACTCGCGCGGCGAGTGCGAGATGTTCTTGATCGCAGGCCGCACCTACAAGTTTGTGCTGAAAACGTCTACGGACTCGACCATCTGGACTGTTGATAACGTCAAGTCGCTGGGCGAGATGGCGACGCAAACGTCCAACAACGTCTCGATCACCGGCGGGTCGATCAGCGGCGTGACGATTGCCGGCACGATCACCGGCAATGTGACGGGCAACGTCACCGGCAACGTGACCGGCAACGTCACCGGAAGCATTTCGGGCGGTACGGTTAGCGGTTCGTCTTACAACGGCGGTCAGCTCGCCGGCATGCGCAACAAGATCATCAACGGCGCGATGGAAATCGCGCAAAGAACTACTTCAACTCCGTCGTTTACGGCCGGCTATACGTTAGACCGATGGTATATTCAAGCCGCAAACGCTGTGGCGACTGTATCTCAACAATCTGATGCGCCCAGTAACAATGAGTTTCAGTATAGTCTGCGGTATGCAGTTACAACAGCCGACGCATCAATTGGCGCAACTGAAGTCGATTATATTAGCCAAGCAGTTGAAGGCTACAACGTGCGCGATCTGATTGGCCGCACGTTTACGGTATCGTTTTGGGTTCGGTCGGCAAAAACTGGCGTTCATTGCGTTGCGTTGCTTAACAGCAACCGAGACAGATCGTACGTTGCCCAATACACAATTAACGCCGCAAACACTTGGGAATACAAAACAATTACCGTAGTGAACGGTTTAATTACGGCGGGCACTTGGAATTGGACTAACGGAATTGGGTTGGAAGTTTCATTTTGCCTAGCCGCTGGCGCTAATTTTCAGACCACAGCCAATGCTTGGCAGTCTGGCGTTTATTTTGGCACTTCTAGTCAAGTCAACGTGCTGGACACCATTGGCAACATCTTTGCCATCACGGGCGTGCAGCTTGAGATAGGATCAGTTGCTACACCGTTTGAGCATAGATTGTTGGGCGCAGAATTAGCGCTGTGTCAACGGTACTATGAAAAGTCATTTCCATACGCGACAGCGGCGGCCGCAGCGTCAGGCGTATTTGGCGGTGCGGCGTCCGGTACGGGGCAAGTGCTTAACCAAGCATTTTCAACGTATGTTCCGTTTAAGGTAACCAAATGCTATCGCGCCGGTGGCGTTATAACCATAAACACATACTGTCCAGACGCCGCTGGCTTTAATTGGTCAACTAACGGAACAACTCCTACCGCAGCGGTTGCAAATTATGGCGATAGTGGCTTTACGGTAAGAGGCACTACGTCTGTAACCGCCGGTAATAGCTACTACATCCATTGGGCTGCGGATTCGGAGATACTGTAATCATGCCAATCGTAGCCAAGACTTTGGTGCAAGCCAAAACGGCTGAGCAAGTCCAGACGACGCAGTACACAACGCCTGTGACGGCGACGATTATTGACAAGTTCACCGCTACCAATGTAAACATGGCTGCGCGTACAATAAGCGTCAATCTGGTTCGGGCGGGCGATGTGCCTGGCTCCAACAACCTGATCGTCAACGCCAAGACCTTGCAGTCTGGCGAGGCGTACACGTTTCCTGAACTGGTCGGTCATATCTTGAACACGGGCGACTACATCTCGACGCTGGCTAGCGTTGCAGCGTCCATCACAATCCGCGTCAGCGGTCGAGAGGTGTCCTAAA